TTCCCGGGAGGGAGATCAGCGGCTCCGATAGTCGTGGAGGCAAGTTCAAAAGTCGTGAACCATAGTCGCAAAAGTCGTGAAAGTCGTGAACCATAGTCACAGATCAATCGTCTGCTTCATAGTCGCTGGCAGTTGCCTCCAAATACTTCTGTTGCAGCTCTTCCGGGGAAGTCGTTTCCCCAAGCTGGTTGTTGGGGGTCAACACGACCTCCTGCTTGTCCTGATAGCCAAAATGGTTTTTCATCAAAAAGATTGCGGCAACGGGGTTAATCTTGCCGTTTTGGGCGTAATCTTCCATCTGAGCGTTCAAAAATTGGTACGCTCTTTTTATAAGATTACGGCTATCCTCGGGCAAAGTCTTGCTATCAACCCCATTTGCCCATGCCCATATCGTCTTTCTACTCACTCCAAAGGCCAATGCCAGTCCTGCAACACTCGGCTTCATATCATCCTCAGCACAAATGCTCAGGTACATTCCGATACGCTCTTTGACCCGGGGAGGCTGCTTCATATCCACACTGGGCCAGTCCCACATTCTCAAAGAATGTTCAATATACCTCCGGTTGTCACCCGGCTCAGTATGGACACTCATGGCCTCTGTCCGATCAGGACGCTTATTCCCGCCAGTCCCTTTCGGTCGGCCTCTGCCCCTCTTAGGGGCCAGCTCTTCACTCATACTCGGCACTCCTTCACAAATTATTTTCAGTCGGCCTTTAGTGAGTTTAGTGAACCATTTTCGATTTTTACCATAAATCTCTCTATATATATCTCTCTATGGAGGGTTTATACAGAAAAATATAAAAATAGCCGTCAAAAATGCCCTCAAAGCCTTACGCCACAAGGATTTCCGGTAGTGGGCGATTATTCACTAAAAACTCACTAAAAGTCGCAAGTTGCAAATATATTCAGTGAACCACTAAATATATTCAACCTTCTGCCTGCGGGTCAATGCCCTTATCCAGCAGATAGTCGAGAATGTCATCAGACAGGCAATACCCATCACAGTCGGCTCCGTCATAGAAGACGGTTTCCGTAAGAAGGTTCAGCACATAGAAGCTGTCCTTCTGCTTATTCAGCAGCATCCAGGCCGCTTTCAGAAGGGTCACTTCTCTCGGCTCTTCCTTCATGGAACTCACTCCTTTCACTCCGGGAACAGAACCACGGTCTTCCCGCCGTCCTTTTGCAGCCACTCAAAGTAGCACACGCTGTTCACCCGGCACCCATCGGACAGGGGGTTGTCGTTGGCGCACATGACGATCTCCACGGAGGCTTCCTCGGGAATGTTACTGAGCTTCGCTTTCAGGTCTTTTACGGTCACCGAACTCACTCCTTCCACTCTCGCAATAGGCTTTTGCCCGGGCGCACAGGCGGTCAGTGTCCACGCCATACTTTCCCGGGCCGGTGCCGTCACACGAAGGGCAATCCCTCTCGGCACAGGTGAGGCAAGGACACTTGCCCTCGGTATGATTGCAGTAGTTGTAGATCATCCCTCCCCCTCGCTTTCCTGGGTGGGGTTACTGGTCATGGAAGCTCGAATGAGAGCCTGGGTCAAGAATTTCGCCTCTTCCTCACTCGCACCGGTCTGAATGACGGCCCGGTAGAAAAGGAGACTCGTTTCAGCCAGGACACCAATCGCATTTAACAGGTCTTTGAGGTGGTCATTGTTACTCACTCAACCCATCTCCTTTCTCATGCCGGAGGGAAAGCATCTTCTCCCGGGTCATCTTGTCCACCACTCGACCGATCTCGAAGTACCCGGCCATAGCCGCCAGCTTTTCCAGGTTCTTTGCGGTCTGCGCCGTGACCAGAATGTGAATACGGCGCATATTCTTCTTGTTCATGAAATCATCCTTCCTGAGAATTTCTCATGCAAAAGTCGTAGAAAGCGGCCAGGTGGTCAGCGGCCTCCTTCATCTCTTCATAGGAGCCGATATAGCTGCGGCAAGAGGCTCTGTCCAGGGCCGTGATGATCTTGCCCATCTTCTGAAACAGGTTGGCCCTCTCATTTTCGATGTTCATTTCATGAACCGGAGTGAGGAATACCGTTTCCTTGGTGAAAAACTCGGTGCCGTCCTCACATACCACCTTGGTCTTTTTCGAGGTGACCCGCTTGATGGTGAAGGGGCGGTAATAGGTCAGGCCGGTATAGTTGTTCCATCCATAGGTGATTTTTCTCGGGACGCATACCCGCATCCCAGGTTTGAGATCAGCGGCGGGGATAGAAACCTCAAACTCATGTGTCTTCCAGTAGGCCACGACCTCATGCGCCCCCTTTCATGCGAATGTTCCGGTAGGTGGGGTAGCCGGAGTAGACAGTCTTCCCGCTATGCCATTCAGGGTGAGCCTCCATGTCGGCGTTGAACCGCTTTGCGCTACACACGAAGTAGCCATTGGATTTACACCAGATTTTGTAAGAGTCGTAGAGGCTCTTCGCTCTGGTGTAGGCACCCTCGGCCTTTTCACACTTCTCTTCCAAGAACTGCAAAACCAGGTCATTGTCCTTCTCATACTGCTTGACCACCTGATGCATCTCAGGGGACATTTTCAGGCCGAACCGCTTGTACTTGAAATAGCCCTCCAAGAGCCAGGTGAAGATGCCACGCATGGCCTCCGGGGTCTGGAACTCATTTTTGAGGTTCTTGTCCTGCTCGTCCTCGGAGAAATGCCGGTTGAACTCCACCACTCGCACACGGTCGGAGGCGAAGAGGCTCTTATCATTGACGGAAGGAAGGTCATTGCAGGACAGCCATAGGGTAAATTGAGGCAGGAAAGTCGTGGTGGCTTCGTAAAGGTTCCGGGCCTTGATCTCTTCGCCACCGGTGAGCTGCTTGATCGTTTCCTCGTCCAGTTTGCCATACTGATTGCTCTCGGCCATGGTGACAAACCGCTTGCCTTTGAGGGATGCCAGCATGGGGTTCGCCGCCTCGGCGTTTTTGGAGCGGTCGGACTTGCAAATGATGGACACCGGCGACACGGAGGCGTAATCGCCCAGGAGATGGTGAATGGCACTGAGCATGGTAGACTTCCCGTTGCGGGTAGTCTTGCCGTGGAGAATGAACATACACTCTTCATTCGCCATGCCGATCATTGAGTAGCCCAGGGCCTTTTGCAGATATTCAGCCTTGTCCGGGTCATTACAGGTCACTTCGGAAATGAACTGCTCCCACCGAGGGCAGCGGGTGTCCTGCAAGGTGTAGTCGAAGCCGGTCTGCATGGTGAGGAAGTCCCGCCAGTCGTGTTCCCGGAACTCCATCTTTTCCAGGTCATAGGTGCCGTTCAGGCAGTTTATGAGATAGGGGTTCGCATCAAACTGTTCTGCCGTGATGGGCATGACGCTTGCAGCGTCCTTCATGAGCCGGTCACGGAAGCGGCGGTCACCCATCTTCACGATGAACTTCATGTACTCTCTGCGGCGGTCTTCGTTGTCGATCTCCCCGCAGTAGAGGGCCATGAGGCGGCAGAACTCCTTGATCTTCTCGGCTACCAGAAGAGAGCCAATGTCCTTCCGCCATGCCCCGTTGGAATAGGTGTACCAGCACTTCGCCTCCGGGCAGAAGCGGGTATCATTTTTGTAGCACTCGGAAAACAGCTCCGCCATGCCGGACTCGTCCCAGGAATAGCCGGTACCGCTGATCTGGTGGCTCCGCTCCGGCTTGGACTCCTTGATATAGAACATCTTCTGGGACAGGTCTTTGTCCATGATGTAACGGCCATTGGAGAGCTGAAAAAGTTCCTGCTCTTCCGTGGTCATGATTTCATCTGCCATTTCTCGTCACCTTCCTCATTGTCTTCGCTATCACCAGCACCGCACAAGCCTGAGCGTCTTCATCCCACCACGCACATTTCTCTCGGCAGCAATGCAAAACCTCGTCCGTAGCGGCGTTAAGAGGGCAATATTGCTTATTCTCCATCTGCTACACCCCCCCATAGAAGAAAGCGTTTTTCAGAGCCGTGTCGATATGGGCCATGATCTGAGGCGGAAGAGTACAGACATACTTCCAGTCATCGGTAATGTCGATGACCCGCACCTGTTCGCACTCGGCCATGCTCGGTTCCAGGTTCTCCCACACAAAGGCGACATGGGTGGGCATTTCCAGCCGCTTCATCTTTGTGGTTAGAGGGATTACGATGCTGGTAGCGGAGAACTGGTTGCCCATGTTGTTCTGGACAATGACCCAGGGCCGCTTACCGCCCTGAACATGGCCGGAGGCCGGGATGGGAACATCTATGATAACAACATCTCCACGCTGATAGGGTTTCATAGTTACCTCCTGTATCTGGTTACAGAATTTACGATGGTTTCAATCTCGGAGCGGGGAAGGGGCGGCTTACAAGCCTGAGTGTTGGCATACAGCAGCTCCTTGTAAATGTCCGCCTTGGAATATCCCTGGTTGTGCATCTGACCGGCCAGGGAAGTCAGGCTGAGGTTCCGGCTTCCGGTGGTAATTGGGGGATATTCGGGCTTCACGGAGATCTTCCCGTTCTCTGGTTTCCGGTAGACGGGAGAATATATCCGCTGGGGAGCGGAGAGGCCGGTACCCTCCTTCGGAGCATCTGGGAAATACTTGGACACGATGTAGTCAATCGCCTCCTGGTTTTCAATGATCTCCGAATAGATAATCACCTTGCCGGTCATAATGAAGTACCGGCCACTCCGATATATCTCCACGCCATTCCGGTTGTTGCGGCCCTTGAAAGGGAGGGAGCCTTTTAAGAGGACATGAACACCTCTCCCGCTCCGGCTCTTCTCCGTGTAGGAGCCGCAACGACCGATAATGTCAGCCGCCAGGGGTGTCAGAAAGCCATCGTCAAAACCAGCATCAATGTCAATGCCGATCAAACCGTCATCATTGAAAACATACCCGATGCCGTCATAAATGTCGTTCTCCACATTCAGGACGGCACACTCAAAAGTCCCCCAGGTATCAGCCAGCATAGAGGAAGCGGCCTTTTTCTGCCCGGTCTGCATGGGTACCTTACTGCTGTTCCAGACATTGACCCATTGGGCTTTTTCTTTCAGTTCCTCGGGTATTTTTTCATACATGACAGATACCTCAGCTTTCGTAGGGAGTAGGAAGACTCCAATCCCAGATTTGTCCGCCACGGTAGGCGTTGCGGAAGTGGTTGCGCTTTCCGTCACCGGTGAACCACAGGTAATCGGAAGGAAGAACTCTGCCCACATCCGCCTCACCATCTTTCTCGGCGTACCAGCGGGACAGAACATCTTCGCAGAGGGCTTCAATTTCATCATCAACCGGGTTATCTGCATCATACCCGACAAATTGATATGGAGCGGTTACAACGGTCACCAGCGACCCATAGCCATGATCTACACGGTTGAGAGCGCACCAGACACAGGCCGCTTTCTCGGTATCGGAGGGGACACCCCGGGCCTCTCCCCAGACCATTTTCGCCAGGACGGTAACCTCTTCCTCACTCCACGGCTCAGGAGTCGGAGCGGGTTCGGGGATTACCGTTTCTTCCGGCAGAGTGGGCAGAGGCTCCGGCGTGGCCTCCGGGGTACGGGCGGTGCATGAGGTCAGGCAGAGCAAAGAGATCAGAGCTGCCAGGAACAGCTTACTCATTGACCGGCTTCCTCTTCCGCTGCTTGGTGGCGAAGAAATACTTGCTGTCAACGCACACGGGATAGCCGGGGAACCGGTTGCTGGCCCTCTTCTCGCCCTGGTTGTAAATCTGCTCCGCCGCTTCCAGCGGCATTTCGCCGGAAACATGGTCAGCACCGGCGACCATGATGTACGGGACTTTCCCGTTATTGTTCACGAATGTCATGAATACTTCCCCTTTCTCTGTTCCATGCCTCAACATCTACGCCGATCTTTTTCAGCTCTTCCTTGCAGAGCCAGGTGTAGTCATCGGGCATTTCGTAGTGGCGAATGAGGCGGTCATGCTCTGCGGCAACGGCCTCATAAAAGCGTCTGAGCCTCTTCGGGCCGAAGCCCAGGTGAACCGCCAGGGTGTAGAGTATCATTGCGTCAATGTCATCGGTGTACCGCTTGTCCGCTTCGATGATTTGCCGATTGATCTCCATGTTCATTGCCTTGCGCTCGGCAGCGGTGAAGGTAGCACCGTAGACTTTCCCTCCGGCTTTCTTCACAATCATGGCTCACACCTCAATGTCCTCGAAGAACACCGGGTACTTCGCCTTGAAAATGTTGAGAAGCCGATGGGCCACCACTCTCATGTCAGGGTGAGCGGCGGGAGAGGTGCGAAGCCGGAGGAAATGCCTCCATTCCCGGATATTGGCCGTCATGACCACCTCGGTCTTCGTGCTGTTGGGAAGAACAGACCGGGCCTCCTGGGGAGAACAGCCAATGTCCAACAGCTTGAAATAGCTCTGCTCGGCTTCCTCGCAAGCCTTTTTCCACAGGGTATAGGGAAGATGCCCTTCGGAAGTCCAGGCCGGAGCAATGAAGGTGATCTCGGTGCCGAACTGCTCCTTCCCGTAGTTGCAGTACCGGGTACTCTCCTGGCAGTAGGAAGCCAGCCGGTGCCGGACGATCTCATGACTCACTCCCCGGTCACAGGTGAAGCGAACGGTCACGCTGCCATGCTCAATGACGGCCTCATGGCCCCGCTTCAAAATGTTCTGGACAAACTTCTCTGCGCTGCCCTCACTGATCTTGGCCTCGGACTTGTAGCAGGTGCGTCCGGCCAGCTCAGTCAGAGAGAGAAGGTCAAAATAGGCGGGAGAGTTGATAAGCTCAACCTTGGGTTCAATGATTTTCATGGTCAAACTCCTTCCACATGGCTTGCCAACATATCGGCATGGTGCGTCCAAAGGACATTGGGCCACATCTTCACGGCCCTGGTGTAATCGTTCCACTCCTTCTCCGGGGTGAAAGCTCCCATGTGATACCGAATACAGGCAATTTCCTCTTCGGTCAGTTGGAAGAACTGCGACAGCAGCATGACCGACTTCTCCCCGTGGCCCTTGAAGAGCGTGTCGGGGTTGTACTCCCAGCGGATAGTGTTTTCCTGCCGCTCACACCTGTACTGGTCAATCTTGCAGAGATCATGGAACATACCCACGATATAGGGAGAAATCTCCCGCTGCCAGTGGAGGCCGTTGTCCTTCGTGAGCTGGACAAGGAACCGCATGACGGAAGCGGAGTGCCGGTAGAGGCCACCTTCGGTTGCCCCGTGAAAGCGGGTAGAGGCCGGGGAACGGAAGAAGCCCTTTCTTGCCAGCCAGTCCAGCATATCAACCGGGATGATGGGCGTACCGTCAGGGAGCATCATCAGGTCACAGAAGTCCCGCAAATCGGACTTATAGAAGCAGTCACTCATGGGCGGCACCTCCTTCATATTCGGGCCGGTGAACACTCCGGTCAGGGTCAAAGCCCTCCGGGTATCTCTTTTTCAGCTTATCGACATTGTGCTGGGCCACGGCTTCAAGGGTCACCCCGAGGCCGGTAGCCGTCTGGGCCACATACCACAGCACATCACCCAGCTCGTCCAGGAGCTTATCAGGGTTGAAGTCATGGCCCTGGAACTCGACCTTTTTGAGAAGGTCAATACACTCACCGGCCTCTCCGTTCAGGCCGTAGCACCCGTTTCTGATCTTGTCCCACGGGCTGAGATTGCCGGAGGTGCGCTCGGCGGCTTTCTGGTACTCATTCAGCGTCATGCTTCGCCGCCTCCATTTCCACTACGGTCATAATGGCGTAGTTGGCGAGGTCAATCAGGGTGTCCCGGATAGACTCGTCATTGACCTTCTGCTCCCCGCCCCGGGAGAGGGTCTTGAACCGGTTGAACTTGTCCCCGAGCCTGATACGGGCCATTGCCATACCCTCTTCAACGAAGGTCTGGTGGAAACTGTCACCGTAATCGTGGTTCTTTCGGGCATAGAGGTCATTGATTTCCTCGCAGACTTCCCGGTGAAGCTGAACCTTTGTCTTTGTCGTGGTCAAAGTATCCTATCCTCACTTTCCACAGAGTTTTCAACAAACCATTGGAGAGGAAGGCCGGAAATGATAGCCGACCTCCCTCGTCAGGGGTCAGCCCAGAAGAGCCATCAGGTCACTCTTGGACTTAGGGGCCGCAGGAGCCGCCTGGGAGGCCGCAGGAGCGGCTTTCTTGGGAGTGGCGGGTGCGGGGGCAGCCTGGTCATCCCAGCCGTCAGAGGGCCGCTTATCGGCCAGACGGGCGAAGGTGATGGTCTTATCCGGCTTGTTCTTGTTGGGCTGAACATCATGCTCAATGTCGCACTCAATGAAGTGGCCCACAAGGTCTTCGTGGTCGATCTCGGACAGCTCGAAGTCCTGCAAGGCGGTCTTCGCAAAGTAGCTGAACGCATTGAGCGCACCCTCGTTGGCAGACCCGTCCGCTTTCAGCAGAGAGAACCGCTCAATGTGCTTGGCCCCGCTCTGCGTCTGCATGGTGACTTCCAGCTTGCCAAAGGCTTCCTTGTAGCTGACCCCGGTGATCTTGAAGACATGGGTACCCTCGGGGATAAGGGAAAACCCATCACTCAAACCAATTTTAGCCATTGTTCATTGTCCTCCTTAGATTTCGTCAGAGATGGGGAAGATGATGCCCACCAGTTCCTCTTCGTCCCCGGGCAGTACCGGGAAGCTCTTCACCAGCAGAGCCTTTCCGACATTGGTGTTGGTGTCAATGTCGTAGGCATACAGGATTTCACAGGTGTCGGTCTTCTCAATCAGCTTCCAGTCATCGTTGCTGATCTTCACGGAAATGTCACCGGCCTGGGTCTTATAGACCCGAACGCAGTCCTTGATTGCCCCATCGGGATAGGGCATGATAGCCTCGGACAGAACCGCATAGTCCGTGTGACCGATCTGGTCAAGCATCTTGGAAATGCCCTGGGGCATTTCCTGAATGGCCGCAGCGGTCACGCTCCGCACAGAGGGCGGAATGAGCATCATGGCCGTAGGAGAGGCCAGCCAGCGGTCGGCAAGGGGCAGCTCTTCGACTCCCCGGTTGTAGATGACCCCGCTGGAAGCCAGGGACTTCACAAAATTCTTGAATTTCATCAGGTCATGCCTCCTTGATGGATTTCGGCAACAGCCGGTAGCTTTCCTCGGTAGTGCTGTACTTCTCCAACACCCCGTCTGCTTTCATGGCGTTCTTGTCGATCTTGGTGGTGGTACTCTTGCTGACCTCCCAGAGATAGGAGGAACCGATGACAGACACCTTTTTGTCCCCCTCCCGGAACTGCTGGATAGCCGCCTTTTTAATCATCTCGGTCAGGGTCTTGTACCGTTTCTCGTCATCGGCAACCTCGGCGGCATGAGCATCCAGCTTGGCTTTCAGCTCTTCGGCCTCCTTCACCAGAGCCGCCATGTCGGTTTCCGGGGAGAGGTTGTTGGTACGGAGGACAGCGAGAATTTCAGCGTCCTTCTTCTCGTCATAGGCCGGAGAGAGGCCGGTTTCCACATGGTCTTTCCACCACTTCAAGGCGGGTTTCACATACCGCTTCTCAAAGTCCGGGTACCGCTCAGATACCTTGAAAGGCCGGGTGATCGTGTTGGAGGGGCTGCATACGAAGTTCTCAGGGTGTTCGTAGTCCCCGGGTTCCAGGAAGGAGGCCACCATGATTACATCGTCCACGCCCAGGAGGAACGCATAAAGGGCCGCTTGCAGAGCGTAATACTCGGGAATGTCCTCGGCCCAATCCTCAACCCGCTTGGAAGTCTTCATTTCCAAAACGGTCACGGGCTTGCCGTCCTTACCATGCAGAAGGTAGTCCCACATACCGCCGAGTACCGGCGTGTCGGAGAAGAAGTCACCGAAGGTCTTCTGGAAGTAGTTCTCCCCGTAAATGTCGGTAGGGGTGACCAGATTGGTCATGAAGTAGGTGTTCTTCATGTACTCAGCCTGTTTCGGCTCAATGGTCTTACCGGCAATGGTGTAGATCGTGTCCTCAAAGGGCTTCTGGTAGGTGCGGGTGATCTCACACCAGACCTCAAAGGGAGTAGACCAGGGGTTGAGGCCGAGGATGGTAGCGAACCGGGTAGCGGTCAGCTTCTTGGGCCGCTTCGGGGGAACAATCTGAATTTTGTTGTCAACCCATTCCATTATCAACCCTCCTGCGTGTCATACGCTGCCAACATCTCCCGGACACCGGAAATGAGCTGGTCACACACATCGGTGGTGATCTTGGTGAAGCCCTCGGTCTTCACGGCCACATTCTGGACAAAGCTCTCCTGCTCCGCATCCAGCTCCATGAGCTTTTTCAGCTCCGCTTTCAGCGTGGCGACCTGTTCCTCACTGGCGGCACCCTCCGGGGCGGAAGTCAGCTCGGTCTTGATCTCCTTGCGCTGCTCAGGGGTCACAGGGGCCTTTCTGGTGGGCTTGGGAGTCGGGGGAGGGGTGGGAGTGTCCTCACCGGCCCCGGAAGTGTTGTCGATGCTGTCGGCCTCGATAATGTCAAGGACGAGCTGCCACAGGTACCGGCGCATATAGGTGAGGGAGCTGCCCAGGGCTTGCATCTCGTTCGTCACCACCTTGCCGCTGTTGGACACGATGGGAGCGATCTGGGTGAAGGGGGCCTCGAAGATCATAGGCTCTTCGTCCTGGTCATCACAGTTGAAGACCTTGGCAACAGCGTACTCCTTGCCGAAGGTGGTAACCATCAACAGGCCCACTTCGGTGAAGATAGCCTCGGCCACGGGAACAATGTCGGCCAGCTCGAAGTACATGAACTCCAAGTGGATGTTCTTGCCGGTCTTCTTCACTCCGGCTTGCAGGAACTTCAACCGGGCAATCTGCAACTTCCGGCAGATGTTCATGCCGCTGTAATCAACGGCGGGGGCGGGGGTCTTCTTACTCTCGGTAGCCATTTTTCTCATACCTCCTGAAATTTCTTCAAAAACTTGTGAGAGCTGATATACTCATTCATCTTCGCTCTCTGCTTTCCTGCGGCTCTGCGGCGGTTGAAGAACAACCGTCTGCGCTCCGCCCTCCCCGGGTTTTTCTTCATGGTACATTCCTCCTATTGAATATTGAATGGTGATTTTTCGCCGTTTTTAATCAAACCATTGGAGAGTAATTTCCGAAAATTAGCCCTCCAACAGAGCTGTCAACTCTCGCTTCACCTTGTTCACTCGCCTGGTGTTCCGCTTCGGCGGTTTTATCCCGAGAAAATCTCGGACATATCGCTTCGCCAGCCGGATATACCAGTCACGGTCAACGACTTCGATGGAAAGGCGGTTGTCGTTGTCCACCACACACCTTGACGGCAACCCGGCAATCTTCACGGGGTTACCGGTTGAGAGGTGCATCTTGTAGAGCGTCCCCATGCGGTGATCGTCAGTGGCATAGACACGGTTGACCTTCTGCACCACCTGTAACTCCCCGTCAACCTCATGGAGAGCGTCACCATACTTGCTCCCGGCCTTGGCGATCAGTTGGAAGTCCAGCAGATTGTCGCACCCCATGATGGTCTGTTCCACGGGAACCCCGTAGGCGAGGCAGTCTTTGACTGCCCTGGCGACCACACAGGCGTTGTTGTTGACATTGAACGCTCCTGCCGGGGCAATCCCTCTAACCAGAACCCCGCCTTTGATTTTGGGGTCACCTTCAAAGGGAACCTCAACATAATTGTTCACATCTTTCTGGCAGATCATCTTTATCAGGTCTTCTTCCAGCTCAAAGCCGGTGCGCTGCTCCCACTCACCGGTGATCTCCTGATACCGGGGAACATCGGTATCATCCAGACTGACCATGATACCATCGGTGTTGAGCTGGATGATTTTCAGTGTGGGGCAATCCTGAATGAGATGGACGGCCATTTCGAGAAGCTGTAACTGGCCGGAAATGCAGACCGACCGACCCATGAGAGGGTCATAGAGGTCATTGTACTTGTTCAGCATGGCACCGTAGGTGGTGTTCAGCACCAGCTTCAAGGCATTGGCCGTAGCCTTGTCCCCGGCCTTTTTCGCCTTGACCCGCCGCTCAATGGTGGCAGCGTACACATCCGGGGAAGGAATATTGCGGCTACAATACCCGTTCAAGATCATCTGGTGAGGATAGTAGCTGGCAACATCCTTATTGCGAATGGTGCGGGTTTCCGTAGCTTCCTCCCGGTAACAGGGAATGGCACCGTGAATACCGCCATAGGCGATTGTGCAAGGGCAGTCACCAACCATGATTTCCAGCTTCTCCTTGAACACCACCTCGCTCGGGATGCTCATGTCTTTCAGCCGGTCAAAGAAATCAAATACCTCCTGGGGGATATACTGCCGTAGCAGCGTGTCCGGGTATTTGTATTCCCTCTCGTCAAAGTGGGGTTTCTGCTCCGCATCAAGATAGGCAGCGGTCAGCTTGGCATTGGTCATGTAGAGAGCCTTGGCCGGGTAGATTCCCTTCTCTTTGCCCAGGGTCAATTTGCTGGACAGGTAGCCTTGCCGAAGGTCATCCAGCCGGTCGGTTGCATCTACATCGTGCTTGCAGTAGAAGATGACCTCTTCCAGCTCTTCGGGGGTCAGCGGTCGATCAAGATTGAACGACACGGTGGTTTCCCGAATGTCCATGCCCAGGTGCGCTTCGATTGCTTTCAGGGACAACCCCATCTGGCAATCGTCCATGAGGTCATATTGGTCAAAGTAGACCCGGCTCTCACGGAGATCAGGATGTTCCCATCCCTCATGCCCCTGGACGATGATAAAATCATTGACCACCTTCACCTCTTCCGGCGTGTAGTCCGCCAGGACTGCTTTCAGAATGAATTGGTCATAGTGCTTATTGTTGAACCCGGCCAAAAGCGGCTCCTGCTCCATGAACTGTTTGACAGCCTCATTGTCGTTGTGAATTACGGTGTATTCCCCCGTGGCCTTGTGCTTGAACACGAAAAGCCAGTCAAAGGCGAACACCTCACAGTCGAAGATGAAGAGGCTTTCATTCAAGGGTTTCACCTCCAAACAGGTTGTTCAAGTACCTCTCTGCCAGGACTTCTTGTACGCCCTCCATGATATAGAGCATACACGGAAATGCCATCCCATTTCCCCACATCTTGTATTCTGCCGAGTCTTTGTGAGGAACCAGGGCGCACCAGTCTTTTTCAAAGCCTTGAAGAGATGCACATTCGGTAGGGGTCAATTTTCTGGCAAGATAAATCACTTCCCCGTCTTCCGTTTCAGTGGGAACGAAGAGAGTCTGGTCATTTCCACAGGCCAGTGTTGCGCTCTTATCTTTCTGTATCAAAGCTCCCTTACCCCCCCTCACAACCTCCACGAATTTTGAGCGTATAAGGGATTGGAACTCCAACCAGAAAGCGAGGAAATTTGTGATCTCTTGCCATCATGGTATTTGCCACCTCGGTCTGCTTAAATTCTCCGAAGGTGACTCCTTCCCATGTTTCCGAATGAGGACGATTGGCACATTCCCCCCCCTGTACCCATTCGTCCGGCGAGGGTCTGGATTATTCCATCTGCTCTGAGGGTAGCTCGGCAGTCCTGAGCGTGGTTTTCAACTGCATAAACGCAATCGTGTTCAGAAGAGCTCGCTTCAACAGGGGGTCTAAGGGTTTTCCCCGTTCTTCTGACCTCCTTAAAATTCCTTCGCAAGCCCGTTCGCTCAAATAATATCCGTCCGGCACATTGTCCTCCAAGATCGAGGACAAGGAACACACGCTTGCGTCTTTGGGCGACTCCCCAAAATTGAGCATCAAGTCCTCTCCAAGCGAGAGAGGAATAATCTCCCAGGATGTAACCGGTGCGGGGCCATCTCTGCCTCCCTGACCGGTCTTCCTCAAATCGAGGAACGCTATCGCTTCCTTCGCAGATTTGCCAGAGCGTTTCGAGGACTGTTCGGAAGTCTTCGCCCTGTGTCGAGCTAAAAGCTCCGTAAACATTCTCCCAAATTGCGATTTGTGGGTATCTTCCATTGGTGGCACACCTCATTTCCGATATAACTCTCACCGCTTCAAGAAAGAGGCTGGATTGTTCTCCGGCCAGCCCCTTCCGGTTACCGGCGATTGATAAATTCTGACAAGGTGAGCCGAAAGTGATAACATCCACCGGCTCAATTTTAGAGCCGTCCATTTTGGTAATGTCCCCGAGATGGGTCATATTCGGAAATCTTGACTGAGTGACAGCCATCGGAAAAGGTTCGATTTCGCTGGCCCAGGCGGGTTTGATACCGACCGCAGAAGCGGCCAGTGGACAGGTGCCGCTACCATCGAACAAGCTGCCCAATTTCACCTTGTCACCTCCTATTCCATTATTTTGCACCCACATTTGCGGTACGAAGTACACCGCTTTTTGTAGCTGCGGACAAGGTACTGGATGCCGTCATCCACATAATCGTAGACAATCGGCTCTCCTTTTCCCTCGAAGGTTCTGGCAATGCGCCCCACGCTCTGCGTGACAATGGCGTAGTCCTTTTGCGGAGTGGTCAGGTACAGCCGGTCAAGCCGGGGAATGTCCAGCCCCTCTTTCGCCAGAGCGTAGGTTGCAAACAGATAGTGCTTTTTCCCGGCCCTCATGTCCTCAATAGCTTGCTCCCGTTTCGCCTTGCCTTTCTTGGAAGTCATTTTCCCGTCCACCATTACGGCCTGATCTCTCAGGTGTTTCGGAAGATGGGCCATCAGATATTCCAGGTGGGCCAGCCGGTCGGAAAGAATGAGGTTGTAATGGCCGGAGTTGAGCATCAGGTCACCCACAATCTGACCGTTTCTGCAAAAGTCCTCTGCCAGATAATTCACCAGCTTGGCATAGATGATCGTGCCGTCCGTGTCCAGGAAATCTTTGCTCAGACCAACCCGGGTAGGCCGGGGAAGAACGCTGACGGTCATGATCTTGTCCGCAACCGCCTCTTCCGGCACCTGATAGGCGATTTTACCCAGGAGGGCATAGGTAGCGGCAATCATACCGTCTGCCCGGTGAACCGTGGCAGAGAGGCCGTATTTGTGCTTTGCTGCCAGAGAACTCAGCACCTTGGAAAACTGCGTGACTGCGGTGGGTGTCCCGGCGACCCGGTGGCACTCGTCTACGATGATGCACCCCCAGGTGTCCCGGTACCGGTCAAGGTCGATATTGCACATGGTCTGGACCGTGGCGAAGGTGATCGCCTTACCGATTTGCACCTTTCCCTCCGTGATGGTTCCAGTCAGGGCCGGACTCATGTATTGTTCCGCTCGGTTCTTGCTCTGCAAAAGCAAGTCCCGGGTATGGGTCAGCCAGAGGGTTTTTTGGCCTATCTCACAGGCCAGGGCAATACCTATCTGGGTTTTCCCGGAACCGGCAGGACTTTGCAATATCCCTCTCCCGCTCTCCGCCAAGGCCGCTTTCGCCGCCTCCTGGTAATCATAGAGCGGAATGTTGCACCGGTAATCAACCCGAGGCTGCGGGGCAAAGGCCATGGACACATCGGTGAACGGAGCCAGCCGAAGAACATCATTGAAACAGCCATAGGGAAGCACCAAGGTATCGCCGTCCCATTGCATGAGGTACAGCTTTTGCGGGGTATTCCCCAGGTAGAAGTTCATCCGGGCTTTCTTGGCGTAGTCCGGGTTCGCCAGCACCAGGTTCTTCTTGCACCAGGCCAGCAGCTCAGGAGTGGGGTCGTCAATGCGGAGCTGGCTCGAAACCGTCATGTGCATTTCGACACCCACTCTTCCAGGGTAATCCCGAACTGCTTGATCTCCGACCAGTACAGCGATCTCCGGGTCAGCATGGCTCTCTCCATGTTCTCAAAGGAAATGAACCACACCTCACCGGTGGTCATTCTCAGGGCGAACCAGCCCTCGCCGTTCCCGGTCTGCCGCCAGAGGGTCATTGCGGAATACTGGTTTTCCTCGACCCTCTCCAAGCGGAAAATGTCTTTCTCACACACTTTGCAGTCAATGGGATAGCTCTTGCCGTTTCGGGCCGCAATCACATCAAAGGGCTGGCCCTGGCTCTTCTGAGCGAGGTTGTGCGCCCAGAACCCGTACCCGGAAAGGCTGATACAAAGCTGTTGCTCAAAGGAGGTTCCTGTCTTGCGGTTATTATTGGTCATGTCGTTGTCCCTTCACACTTTCACCGCCCCTTCCGGGGCGGGATTGTTTTGGATTACAGATCAAACGCAGAAGCCGAAGGACACGCCACGACTGTTGCTGGCGGCGCTATAGTTGGCGTTGCCCGAACTGCCCACACCGCAGAAAACGTCGGTGTCGCCGGAACGAGGCGACCGCTCCCACCGCCATTCACGCTCACCGTCAGGGTACTTTTTCGCATAGGAGAAGTCCTCCTGCCGGTACAGCTCATACCAGTGACCTTCCCCGCCGTTGGAGTAGATTTTTCGGCCAAAGATTTCCTGCTCGGACAGAAGGAAGAGCGGATCAACGGTTTCGATCATCTTCGGCTTCTCGTTGTCGCCGCCCTCGCAGGTGTACTTGACCACGGGAGTGATGACTTCCACCAAATCGTCAGGCAGCAGGTTCCGCACATCACCGTGAAGCCACTTCCGCATGAAACTGTCCTTCCAGGAGGTCAGGTTGGTCATCTTGTGGTTCATCACCTGGCGGTCAGGCCAGAAGTCCACCAGCTCCCAGGTAATCGGCACAGGAACATCGTGCTTGTCGAGGTCGTGGTAGAAACCGATGATCTGAACCTTGATGGTCACACCGTTCTTCAACTTGACGGTCTTCTGGTCACCGAGCCGGAACATCATCTGAGCGAGGCCGCTGTCACAGATTTCCTTGATCTGCCGCCAGCTCATGTCTTCCGGGGTCTTACGGGCCATGAGGGAGAAGGAAGCCGCCTCCAACCGGTGGTTGAGCATGACACTCAGGGGAGAAGCCGCCCAGAGATTGTGCGTCTGTTGCTTGGCTTTCAGGCCGTCCAGCTCCTTCTTCAAGGTGATATTCTCTTTCTCCATCCGCTCAAACTCGGCGGAGAGCTGAGAGATGATCTCTTTCATGTGAAAATCTCCTTTGCATTTTCCGAAATGTCTGATATAATCAGAGTGAGCTTTTACGCTTGCCGTGGATGGGACTGCACTCCCGTCTGCGGCTTTTCTTTTTCTGGGGAATGTAGGGGTCAAACGCTCCGGCCAGCTTGCAGAAGACATAGAAGAGAGCCAGGGCAATGACCATGTAAAGCGTTCCGGTGCCGAGGGCCATCATGTTCTGCTCAATGGCACCAACCAACCCCAACAGCCAGAAAAAGGAGAGAAATGCCAGGGTTCCGAATACCCGTTTCATTCTGTTACCTTCTTCCACACATACTCTTCTCCGGTCTTCTTTCGGTACCAGTCCTCAAACTCGGCCCTGTGTACGGGGTCAGTGAAATACTCCCGTACGATCTGAACCAGCAACAGGCTTGCGGCTCTGGCCTGGGCTTGTACTTCCGGTACGAAAGCACTCACGGCTCTCCGCATGACCCCATCCGCATCCGGTACTTTTGCAGAATGTCGAGGGAGCGGCGCAGAATTTCGTCTGCCTTTTCACCGGTACGGACACCAGAGAGAGTGGCGGACATTTCGTACTTGTCCGTCATCAACCCTTCATCGGAAAGCTGCCGAATGAGCCAGGTGAATGTCAGGCTCTCACCGGTGACAAGCTCTCTGATCTGCGCCCGAAAGCTCTTGCGCTCCTGCTCAGTCAGCCGGATAACCGGAGTATCGGGAGTCCAGTACGGACGAGGTGTGGGGGTTCCCGCCATCATGCGACCTCCTTTCTTTGAATTACAACTAAAGTTATAAATAATCCTTGCAAGGGAAAATCTCTTATGCTATACTGAACTTGCCACAGTACAATAAGCATTAGCGATTTCCTTTTGACACAGGAGCCGAATTTCTTTTCAAAGAAAGAGATTTGACCCCTCGGATTGTTGTTGCCTGTTTTGTAACTTTCGTTGTTGATATGAGTATATCGTAGTTATCGTACTTTGTCAATAGGCAATTTCGTAGTTTTCGTATTTTATATAAGAGGCTTTTACGGAGGAACACAGTATGTTCAAAACGAGATTTGAGCAATTATGTAATGAACGCAAAATTTCCCCAGCAGCGGTATGTGAAGCTATTGGTTTATCAAACAGTGCATATAGCAAATGGACTGAAAATTCTTTACCTCGCAATACTACCCTATTGAAGATTGCTGAGTATTTCAATGTATCAATAGCATACCTAAAGGGTGAAACCGATGACCCCGACATAACTTTGAAAGAGCGTTTATTCCCGGAAATTGCTACGGACTTACGGAAAAAGCCGCTTGATGGTGAAAACATCAATATTCCTGAATTTTGTCAGACTCTTTTATTCTTCTTTGAAAACTGTGATGCACCTGGTCAACTGCGCATAATCCAATTAGCCATGAATGAATATGACCGAACACAAAAAGAAAAAACAAATCCAACGAAAGACTCTGCTATCGGCTAAGATCATCGACCTATCTGAATGGAGAAAGACGCTATGAAAATCACGAAATTTCCCATTGACCTCTCCATGCTGACCGAAGAAGAGATAGACCAGTTCCGGCAAGACCCTTCCACACTTTTTGAAGGGGACACCGATGTATGTTTATATCTCCGGTTCAGCTCTGAACGGCAACGGGAACAATCCATTGAAGGGCAGCTCCGTGATTGCCGAACCTTTTGCAAACTGAATAGCTACCGCATTACCGCCATCTATGTAGACCGAGCTACCACCGCCCGGAAAGATGTAGAGAAGCGAGTTCACTTCCAGGAGATGATACGGGACAGCGAGAAAAAACCCTGGGAGTATGTGGTTGTTTGGAAGCTCGACCGCTTTGCCCGGAACCGGACAGACAGCGCACTCTTCAAGTTCCGGCTCAGGAAGAACGGCGTAAAGGTCATCTCTGCCACCGAAAACATTTCCGAGAAACCAGAGGGTATTATCCTTGAAGCTGTGTTAGAGGGCATGGCCGAGTTTTACTCTGCTGACCTCTCTCAGAAGATCACCCGGGGCATGAGAGAGTCGGCCTTGAAGTGCCACAGCATCGGAGGCCATGTTCCCCTCGGGTACAAGATTGAAGATCACAAACTGGTCATCAATCCGGCCACCGCCCATATCGTCCAGGAAGCCTTTGAGCTATATGCCAATGGGGAAACCGTTGCAGACATTTGCCGGATGTTCAATGCCAAGGGCTACCGTACAGCCAAGGGAGTTGAATTTAACCGGAACAGCTTCAAGTCCATGTTCCGCAATAAGCGGTATATCGGGGTCTACACCTACAAGGACATTGAAGTGGAGGACGGCGTTCCGGCCATCATCGACAAGGAGCTGTTTGAAACGGTGGGCCGTAGGCTCTCTAAGAACGCAGAAGCCCCGGCAAGGGGTAAGGCCAAGGTAGATTACCTCTTAGCCGGAAAGCTCTTCTGCGGCCATTGTGGCGGCTCTATGAACGGGGAAAGCGGCACCAGTAAGACCGGGGCTATCTACAACTACTACACTTGCTACACCCGGAAGCGGAAACACGCTTGCGATAAAAAGCCATTGAAGAAGGACTGGATAGAGTACATCGTGGCGCAGGATGCCATGGAGCTGCTGACTGATGACACTATTCAGGAAATGGCTGATATGGCGATCTCCCAGACCGAACAGGACTTGCGTGAGAATACCCGTATTCCTGAGCTGACCGAGCGGATGAAGGAAACAGAGAGCGGCATTGCCAACATCACAAAGGCCATCGAAAAAGGTGTTGCCTCTGACGCTCTCATGAACCGGCTCATGGAATTGGAGAAGGAAAAGAAAAATCTTCTCCGGCTCCTGGCCGAAGAAGAGAAGTATGTCTGTAAAATTGAGCGGAGCCAAATCGTGTACTGGCTGACTGAGTTTAAGGGAGGCCGCATTGAAGACGAACGGTACCGGCGTATCATCATTGACCTCATGGTGAACTCTGTCACCGTATGGGACGAGCCTGACGGCTTCCGCATCACCACCGCATACAACCTGACCTCTTGTAAGAGTAAGACTTTCCGCATTGACCCCTCCGGTACAAAAGGGTTCGGATTTGAGGGGTTAGAGTCCACCATTGAGCGCATATCCGAACCCTACATTGTATGGGGAAAGATATTCGTTCAAACAAAAAGACACCCTTTACCATAACGGTAGAGGGTGTCTTCCTTATTCTCCGGTAAACCCGTTTGCCCTGGCGCATTTCAGCGCACCCAAAATCATTTTGTCCTGCGCCAATGTCCGCTGTTTGATCTCGTAAATAGGTGTTCCACGGTGCCCATCCCATTCCTCAATCTGTTTCCTGTCATGGACTACCGCACCCTCATAGAGATTTATCAGCTTGTCCAGCGTCAAATCCTTTAAGGTCTGCATGATTACCCTGCACTTTCATCAGAAGATTTGTCCTTGATTTTGATACCAAAGAGCAAGGCAAGCTCAACCGTCCACGCAGAGAACCAGGCCACCGTCAATTCCGAGGAAATCATGTGGTCGTGAAAATTAGCGACCAGAACGGCGATTGTGTACCAAAACAGATTGAACATGGAAAAGATTGTGAAGAGAGTACGCTTTTTCACTTTCTTTTTCGGTTTCGTGGCAACCCGCTTGCCGCTCATTGATACCACCCTCACTTTTTCAGATAGGCCGCAGAACAGAACCCGGTATAGGTCATATTCTGGTAGGTGAACTTAACATAGAGCCAGTTCACACCGCCCTGGGGCGTGTAGTAGCCGTAGTTCTGCACCTTCGTTCCCTTCGGGATAGACACCAAAATGTCCTGATTGGTGCCAGCGGCATTGCGGACATTAAGACCGCTTCCGGCAGTCACCGTATAGGTTCCGGCCAGGGATTTGTCGAACTTGGTAGCGACACCAGTTCCCTTGACCTCCTTACCGGAGGTGGGAGTGGACGGCTTCTTGTCAGGAGCCGCAGCCGGAGTATCTACCTTCCCGGAATACTCGACATAGGGAATGTGACCATGCTTCTTCCAAGTGCGGGTGTTATATCCGGCCTTGGAACCGATATTACCCACCGCCGTGATCTGCACACAGTTCTTCCACTTAGGCGTACACTCGACAGCCAGACCCTCACCGATGTAGATACCGATGTGGCCGGTAGTCCATACCACCTCGCCGGGTTCCATGCTGGCCCAGCCGGAAGCAGACGCATCAGGACAGGTGGTAATCATCTTATCTGCCCCAATATCGGGAACACCGTTGGAAGCGTACTTGGCTCCACCGTAGGTCTTACTCTTGTCGCCACACCAGCCCCACAAAATGCCTTTGATAAGGTTCACGCAGTCAAACCCAAAGGTGTCCTCAGAAGCGGCGTTAATCATCTTGACCCTCGCCGCAGCCTTGTTGTAGGAATGATTGGTGGTGTACCGCTTCTTATTGGCCGCAGTCATGGGGGCACCGAAGCACCCCATGACATACAGCGTCTTATCGTTCTTGGCAATGTCAATGGCCTTGCTGACCAGCTCACTTGCTTTCATCATGGCTTACTTGCCTCCCTTATTATCATCCAAAAGATCCTGCGTCTTCTGGCTCTGAGTGCCGAAGTAAAAAGCGATAATGACGGCATAGATGGTCATGAAGTCCTGACTGATCTGGTTGGTGCAAGCCATAAAAGCGAATACACCGGTCAGCACAAGGGTCACGAGGGACTTGACGGACAGCAGATTGGACAGACGCTTGATAATAGTTTCCATGATGCTTCTCCTTTCTATTTTGGTGAGTTTAGTGACCCATTTTCGATTTTTACCATAAACTCTCTTATAGGGACGCTCTCTAAGGGGACTTTATAGCAAAAACTTAAAATCATTCACTAAACTCACTATTGACCACTGAAAATAATTAGTAGATGCACTGAAAATGTTCAGTCAATCGGGCTTGTGAAACTCTTCCAGGTCGGAAATACGATGGTTAATGACCTTGATTTGCTCTTCTACCACGGGCATACGCTTGGCAAAATTGTTGTGTTCACGGACTTCACGGGTGAGGTCTTCCAGCTTCGTTTCCGTAACCGCTTGCTGTCTGTCCAGTTTGGCGTTCATGGTCTGAGCGGTCTTGTTGCTGGAATAGATGGTGCCAAGCAGAGCCAGTCCACCCGTGATGATAGCTACAATGATTGCCTCCGTCATTCCACTACCTCCCAAGCCTGAGCGTAATCGGTGGGAGAGAAGTTGGTGTCCTGCTTGCACCGGTACACTTTCCCGTCCGTAAAGATCATGTACTCACCAGTGTGGTACATATCGTGCGCTCCCTGGACAGGGACAAAGGGACGGGCCGTTTCCTTGGTCTTGCCATGCAGGGGCCGGTTGAAGGTGTACCAGGAAGGGTCACCGGGAATCAGCCCGGGGTAAGTGGCGTTGTCGTAAGCCTGATAGCACTCCCAGGTCTGTTCCCACTCGCCGCCCAGACTGCCCCCGGAGTGGGTATTGTAGATTTCTCCCCGGGAATGGTTTCCGGCCTCCCAGTCAGGGTACAGTCCCGCCGCCCTGATCTTCTGGTCATCTTCCTTGACGGCCTCACCGGCCAGACTCAGCTTCGACACATAGATTGCACTTGCCAGAGCATCCAACATCTTCTTGTTCATCACAGCGCAAGCCCCCTTTCAATCGCCGCCGCAATAGCGTCCACTTCCTCCTGGTCGGCCTTTCTTTGAAGAATGGCCTCCTGCTCCTTCTGGTAGGTGACCTCGCTGATCTCGGTCATCTCAATGCTCTCCACGCCGTCCAGAGCATCCCTACCGGCCAGATGGTACACGGTACCCTCCACGACCACACCCTGGGCCTCCTGCTCGTTGCAGAGGCCATAGCAGCCGTTATCCTGCTTTCTGACCCAGACCGGGTTCGTGACCGTAGCCAGAATATCTTTGCCTTTGAACATTCGATACATTGCTTTCCCAACCTTTCTTATTCGGATAGAAGCCAAACATGGATTTGAAATACTGATTGGTGCGCTCTCTCACCTTGAAGCTGTTGCCTCGCTTCATGTGTCCGTGGTAGCTGTCAATGGAATTGCGGATGTCCGACAGAGCCATTTCACCTCGTTCGACCTTCCCGTGGAAGGAGCGGAGTTTGCGCCGAATGAGCTTTGTGGAATGAGGGTTCATCTTCAAAATCACCTTACCTTGCGGGGTGATGATGAACTTGGTCTTCAACCACCGGTAGAAATCGGCCAGAGGAATTACCCGGGTCTTCTTCCAGTTGAGCCGCAGTCCCAGATGCCGTGTGACCTCTTCCAGCCCGAGCATACATTCACCTTTCAGGTAGTCCAGGTCTTCGTGAATGGCATAGCCGTCATCCATGTACCGGGCATACCCTTCAATCCCCAGGACTTCTTTGAAATAGTGGTCAACCGGACTTGGCAACAACAGAGCGTTTGTCTGGCTGATCTGACTGCCCAGGCCGAGGCCCACGGGGCCGAAGTCTGCGATAAAGCTGTTGTGCAATTCCCGAACACGGTCATCATGGAGCCGCCGTTCCGCTTCCCGCAGTAGCGGGGCATGGGGAGCGTCATCGAAGAAGCTCTTGAAGTCGTATATCAGGATGCCGCCGCTCAGGCCGTGTTTGCGGAAGTGTCGTTCCAGGTGATAGACCATGCGCCGCAGAGCGAAGTCCATTCCCCGGTGTTTCAGGCTGGCGGAATTGTCGTAGATGAAAGAGGCGGAGTAGATCGGAACAATGCAGTAGTCACATAGGCACTTCTGAACCGTCCGCTCCGAGATGTGGACAGACCGGATGTGCCGTTTCTTCCCTCGCTCCATGATGTAGAACTCATGGAA